GATTTTGCGAAGGAATTCAATTCGTTGATGTTCCCAGCAACTGAGCAAAAGCTCACTCCACTCACTCGTCAGGAGGCAATCACTCGCCTCGCCAACACGCCGACCAAAACACGTCGGTATTTGGCCAACGAGTTGCGCCTCCCACCTGAAAAGCTTGAAGCTGTCATGGCTTTCTTGAAAAAGGAAGTCACTGAAGGCGCGCTGAAGAAGAAAGCTCCCTCCCGACTTATTTTCCCGGTCGAGGTCGAGACACTCATCTCCGTTGCGCGTTTCACCTTCCCGCTTAAGGACTGGCACAAGGCTAATGCCATAAAGAGGATTGATGGCGACCAGTGCGTCAAAACCCCGTACATCGTCGGCTTAACTCCGGAGTACACCGCCAAGGCGGTAACGAACTTCGTGAAATCGGTCGACGGACCCACTTGCGACACGGATTTCAGCAAGATGGACGGGACGCACGGGCCCTTCAACGTCGCACAATATGGCCACCACGTTCGCTCGGCTTACTCGAAGGAACACCACTCCGCGATTGACGCAGCTCTTTCTCGCAACACCAACCGCGTGATTAAGCTGCCACTGTTCACGGAACTTGGAAAGCGTACGAAATTCGCATCCGGGTCCATGAACTTGAGCGGCAAGTCGGACACCACCGATTGCAACTGCTGGTCTGGCGCGTTTACGCAATACGCCGCGGCACGCAACGGTGGCTTGACCCCAGCGGCAGCATTTGAGTCCATCGGAGTCATCTTCGGTGATGACGGACTCGCCAACGCGCAGTTTGACCTGAAAACCGCGGCCAGTGACTTAGGCATGATCATCAAAGTCGCTGAACCGACGGCCAAGGGCGAACCAGTCGTGATGCTGTCGCGTGTGTACGTGAATCCTGAACATACCCTCACATCGATCTGTGAGCCAACCCGCGCTCTCGCCCGAGTTCCCGTTGTCGTGAACAAGGACGTTGTCGCCGGACTGGCAAACAAGGTCGAGGGTTACCTGGTAACCGATGCCCACACCCCAGTAGTGGGGGAGTACTGTAGGGCCCTTAAGCGCATTTATGGGCTTACGAAATGCCTGCAGAAGGCGACCACCGACGAGATGCACAAGCTCGAAACATCTAGTCCCTACCCATATGATCCGAGTGATCGTGACATATGCGTGAAGGTGGTTGCCGACCGCATTTGTGCTGTAAATGCAAGTTGGGACGGCGTATTGGACACTGAAAGTCTGATCGCCGCGCTCAATACAGCCAAAAGCAAGAACGACCTTGCCTCCTGCCGTATCACGGAGGCAATGGCCGCCGACCCGTCCCTGATTGTCGTAGGGGATGCTGTCAGGCGCGAGTAATCGGACCTGTTGGGTTCGAGTGTCTTGGAGGGCGGGTGGGCCCTGCAAATTTCAGCACACATCACATACTGACGTTTTCTCACAACACACACACACCACAGGCATGCCAGCCCGTCG